TCAGATGTTATGTACCGGCGCGCAGTGGGGTGTGATTGCAATCCTGTACCAGGGAGTTGAGCTGTACATCTACGTCTACAAAGCCGATGCAGAAATGCAGCAAAAAATTATTCTTGCTTGCTCTGACTTTGAACGACGCGTGCGTGATGAGGATTGGTATCCAGCGATGTCTGCAGCGGAAGCAGCATCAATGAAGGGTGACGTCCCGGAAGATGTCGAGATAGAAGCAGACAACGACTTGCAGAAAAAGATCGAGCGGTTAGCACATTTGCGAACAGAGCTGAAATCCTATGAAGCACTGGTCAGCAATCTGCAGCTCGAAATCATGAACGACATGAAAGAGAAGAACGCGAACATCTGTAACGCGGGGCGCTACAAAATCATTTGGCCGCTGCGCAGGATCAAAGCCAAGCCGGCACAAACCAAAGAGATACCAGCTGTTGAAGAGCACTGGGAGAGAGCCAAGACGCTGAAGCTGGAGGAGCTATGAAAGTAACAATCGAAATTGAAGGTAAGCCGGACGACTTCCAGGAGCTGTTCGTTCCTTCAGACAAGCAGACAGAGTTTTTGTCGATGACATACGACGCTTACACAGAGGCGCTGAAAAAATTTATTTGGGACAACATCGACCCGCACCACTTCATTAGGGGGAAGGATGACAAATAAAGAACAGGCAACCGTGGACTTCATCCGAGCATACACTGAGGACAATGGATACTCTCCAAACTTTGCAGAGATCATGGAAGCGATCGGAGAAAAGTCAAAGGCAGGCATGACCAGGATACTGAACCGGCTCACAGACAAGGGAATGATTAAGAGATCTGCTGGTGTTGCGCGCTCGATTCGCGTGGTAGAATTTAATTGCTAGCGACTCTCCCTCACTCCCGCTAGCTTCCCTCATTGCCCCTCCTCGGAGGGGTTTCTTTTATCAGCTGCATTTGTATATTCGACTGTTCATCCTGGTCAAACCTACCTGCCTTGCGCCGGTTCTCTGCCTTGGTGAGGATCTGTACGTTATTCGGTACGTCGAGTCCGCACACCAGGTCATTGATCAGAGGGATGATGTGGTCGACCTCGTGCTTCACACCAGTATCGATAGATAGCAGCTGTGCCTCAAGTCGAACCCTGCGTAGTTCTGTAACGCCTTGACGGGTTGCGACTCTTGCCTTTCGCTCATGATAGCGGCGATTCGCAACGCCTCGCTTGTGGGCTGCTGAGTCTGCATAGCGCTTCGCTCTGTCGCGTTTACGCTGCTTGTACGCTTCGTCTCCGTAGTCGAGCCAGTAACCTTGTTTTGTTCTAGCGCGATTTCGTAGGCGTAGACATTCGCGGCAGTTCTTGTTCTTAGCGAATCGCTCCGACAGATGACCGTGCTTGCATGGCTTGCCGGTGAAATAGTAAGTAACACCTTGTCTCAGCGCCTCAGCTTGGGACGCTGGAAACTTCCTTTTTTCCAATGTCCCGTCTCATTTAGTAAGACCAGATAGTCGGTCGGTACGCCTCCGTCTCGTCCAGGTCATCCAAATGAATGAAGCGGGATGAGTGGTTGCCCTTTTGTGCAATGCCTATCCCTGTGAAACCATGCCCTAGTGCTACACACAGCAGCTTGTAGGCATCTTCTCCGCTGACGGCTATGTCAGCTGCCCGGCCACGTCCATGTGCGCCAGGCTTATCCTTTGATCTTTCGACTGGGTGCAGGCTACACCTGTACCCACTGGTGATGACCAGGGGCTGACCCCAATCGCCGCGCAAGCTAGTGAGCTTCTCCATGAACCCTGGGTCCATCATCTCGACTGCATTGCAGTCGCCACACTTGCATGCCATCTCGCCATGGGTGAAGTAAGGGGACTCCCAGCTCATTGACTGTCCTCTTTCTTCTTAGCAAACGGGCCTTTGCCTGCCTTCATTTGTGCGTACACCTTGTCGTTGATTGTGCTTTTCTTTTTGCTGCGTGACTTGCCTGCAGCTCTACGCTTGTTGATGTTTTCGTAAAGACTCATTTCTTCTCCTTCATCTTAGATAGAGTGCCTTCTATCGCGCCCCCGGCAAAATAAAATGACAAAATTACTAGCATCGCATAATTAATACTGAACTGCTCCATGACCTTGGTCACTGCGTCCGGGTCGCCTTGCCCTGAGATCGTCATGCCGAGGACCAGGACATAACTGAATAAGAATGTGAACCCAAACATCAACGCCAGGTAACGCTGCGCTAATTTGAATGGCGCATATGCGGACAGCAAGTCCGTTTTTGCTTTTGCCTTAGCCTGAATCTCTTCCTCTGTGCTGGTGTGCATTGAGTCGATCAGGTCCATCCCCTTTGAGATGACGTCCCCTGATCCCAGCATCTTGCTGATGACACTAAACATCATGTGCCTCCTATGTTGTGATCTGTCTGTATGCAGATCGAGTCGTAGTTAATCTTGGGCTGCGGTGCAGTTGCCATAAAAAAATCTCTGGCCTCAAAGCAGTCCTCCATTGTTGGGTAAACACCTTGCGGACCAACAATATATCTGTCCGCCTCCAATAAGATAACGAACAGAAACCACATCTTACAGATCCTCTTCCAGTAGTACGCCGCCGATGTAGATCGACAGCTCGTTGTCCCCACTGCTGCTCTTCGCCTCGATGGTGAAGTCTGTCTTTGGCGGTACGCGGAATGGCACCGCCAGGTTAAACGTCACGTCTTGTTGGAATGTGGATTCCCAAAACCGAATGATGCGTCCGGTGCTTGACCTGGTGGCGCCTCGGCTGGTGATGTATTTGTTTGGGTTGACGGTTCCTGATGTGAACTGCGCTGTGAAGACATAAAGTGAATGGTCTGCCGGCGTTGTATAGATAATCGCCTGCTCCGTACCATGCGCCGCCTCGACGTAGCCATAGGTTGTCCCGCCATTGCTGATTGTGATGTTACCGACATTGTTGCCAGACAAGATGACAACGTCGTTAAGCCTAAAAAATTGTGTGGTCGTTGTCACTGGCGTTGTGCCGTTCAGTGTGATGATCTCTGAGATTGCAGCATAGTCAGCGTCCAGACCCTGGAGAAGTACCGACATGGTGTCCGACGCAGAGGATGAGACAACACTGAGGGTCAACGCTGCGCTTGGGAATGTGTAGAGCCCGCCACCATTGTTCCAGATTGTTTCGTAGGTTGTGCCGACGACACGGTTGAAACCAAACAGCTGCACCTGCACTGCATCGTCCAGGCGTCTGTGTGCCATCTCCAGTTGCGCGTGTGGCGAGCCGATGCCGGCCTTGAAATAACTCATCCTTTCACCTCTGTAATTGCCCAGAGAAATAATCCAATGACGGCGAGCGCCGCTAATGCACCGCCGACGATGATCGCAATGTCCTGGTACATCTTCTTCTTGCGCAGCGCTTCACGCACCTGTGCGATCTTGGCTTGCTTCTCAGTCTCACGCCGGTCCTGTACAAACTTTTGGTAGCCGTCCCAGTGGCCGGTCCACTTGAGTATCTCGACGATCTCTGCCCACTTCTGATCCAGCTCTACCTTGGCAGCGTACAGCTCCAGGTCTGATTTCTCTGGGTCATTGGGTACGGCGCGTTCGACTGCTTGCTTGGCTGACAGCATCTTGCCGATGCCGGCGAATATCTGGCTGATCTCCCCTGCGTTCTGAGCAGCGGTTTTGACGACTGCGTAACTTGCGTTAAAGGCAGCTATCGCAGTTAAGGGGTCCACAACTATCCCTTCGGCAGCGACCCGTTACCAGCCAGCCATAACGCTAGACCAATAACTGCCACCCCTGTCAGCCATGCCATTTTTTTGAGGACGTTCTTACCGACGTCTGCATACACTTTGTTCAAGGCAACTTCAGCAGCTCTCTCCGCAATCGCTTCGATCTGCGCGTCGGTCAATGGGAGGTTCTGCTTGTCGCTCATCAGTCATCCGCATCCTGTATGGTTAGCTCACCCGCCTCAACCTGACGCATGATTTCTGCGTAGGTAGTGTTTGCAGGGTCTAGTGGGACTGACATGGTGATGCCGCCGATGATTGCGTTGATCGCAGTAACTTCGCCGTATAAAGACGAATACTGTGCAAATTCAATATTTAGCTCATTCATTGTTATAGCTCCGCAGTGCAAGAAATAAGGGAAGCTGTTGTTGAATATGCCCCATTACTTACGGTCATACCGCTAAAACCATTAATAGCTACAACAACGCCATCGGCACTTGAAGTCGAACCGGAAATGACTGAACCAGAACCAGTTCTACCTCCCGCACCCATTTCCGTTATAGTAGGTGTCGAGGTTAGTAAAACTAAATCCGGCGTGGCTCGCATTTCTATGTCAAATGTAGTAGATAACTCAAAGAATGTAGACCCTGCCACATCGCCTTGTAAGCCTTTACCTAAAACTCTGTAATACCGTTTACACAATGCAAGCTCCTCCCCGTATGAGCGATGCTCATAGGTACTCGCAACAGAGCCGACTTCTACCTGAAACCCAGAGATATAAACAGTTGCGCTAGTGGCAAACGTCAAGATGACAGCCACAGAGTTTCCAGTTAAAGAAGAAAAGGGTGCAGTAAATGTGTGTGTGATGCGTTCCCAAGTGTCCGCCGCACTAAGTGTCTTCGCCCCACCGTCAGGCCTTCCACCGGAACCGCCTTCATCGTTCAGTTCTAGTTTAGTGATAGCATTGACGTTAGATGATCTAGCGTAAAAACTAACTGTAATGTCTTGGTTTAGCACATGACCACACACTTGTGGACGCTCAATCTTTTGCAACAACAAAGGTGTACCAGAGCCGTTGGCGACTACCTTCATTGAATATTGGAAGTTATCAGGGACAATACCTGTTTCTTGGGTAAAGGTAGCGTCATTCTGTTGCCATCTGTCAGCAGTGTTTACGCCATTACTAGAAGACGTTGTAGATCTTTGCCAAATAGTATACGCACCGTTGATGATGAGATTCCTGCGCCCCAACGATGGAGATGCAGTGGTCACCACCGTACCTGTCTCAGCAGGGACACTGAGGTTGCCTGTGCCGTCAGCTTTCTTGATTGTATCTACGTTGAGTTGGCTCATGGCTTTGGATACTCCGCTTTAACAGCCGCAATGGTTTCTTTCCATGCGTCAATGCCTTCATGGTAAATCTGATCCAGTTGCTCTGCGATGGATGGGTAGGCTGCTGCACGTTGATCTTTGTATTGAAGTTTCTGCACCTCAACCCAAGCCGCCTCAAGCTCTGCATCTGTTGGCTGAGGATCGTCACCATTCCATTCAACAATAACGTGTGGCGGAACAGACTGATCTAGTTTGTATGTATTAGCGTTGAGACCTAAATAGTTAATACACGCATGAATGTCCATTTACGCCTCCTTAAAAATTTCAACGACAGTGTATACGGAGACTGACGCTTGATTGTTTGTACTTACACCGAACCCGTTACCACTTCCGGTAGATTGACTTTGATGTCGAATTTCAAATGCTTTTGCACTGGCAATAGTAACTTGAGCATTTCCATTTGAAACAGTTGTCGATGAACTTGCATAGGCTGATGACCCTATTTCTACAATTGCGCTGTCAGTTACATTGTAAAGGCTTGAGACATGGCGAGCTACCGCATACGCAGGTGCATACCACCGAATAAAGTAAGTACCTGCCTGTAATGTAAATTGATTACTTGAGAGAGAAACAATACCGTCTGGATCAAAATGTTCTGTATTCAAATCTCGTGTACGATCTGCTCCACTTGTAAATGTACCACCATCTACTGCCGCACCCTTCTCATCTCTTACGACTGCATAACTTGTAAACAGTCCACCCGCACCAGTGACCCCCGTCAAATCACTCGCACTCGTCAACACCGTCCCCGCCTCATCTGGCAGAGTCAGTGTGCGGTCTGTGTTTGAATTAGGAGACGCTATGGTGAATGTGCCAGTACCGCTTGCGTTGCCTTGGATTGCTACCTTAGACATTGTTGGCCTCCAGTGTAGCTACTTTAGATTCTAATGTTTCAATACGATCCATTGCTTCTTGCAGTGCCTTGACTGCTTTCATGTAAAGCACAGAGTATTTGACTGATTTTGTTGTAGTGCCTAAATCTGCATCTGTATCTGGATCAAGATCAGGAGCTTCACTAACAAGTCCTGACATTCCAGATTGTTCAAGCTCTTGAGCAATTACACCAAGCTGAGTTGGAGTTTCAGATTCTTCGTTAATGAAACTGTATTTGCGAATTCTTAACGCTTTAATGTCATCCCATTGAGAAGAAGCATCAGCAATATTTTCTTTCAGCTTTTGATCTGAAATACCACCGTAAGAGTTGTTGATGTTTTCCAAGTTGCCTGTCGAACGAATATAACAACGATATGTGCTACCACCACGGCATCTCAAGAATGTTGAATAGACGCTGTTCTTGTCTGTTTCAAAATAAATAAACTGACCGTAAATATCGTTGGATGAATCTCTGTTTACAACGGAAAGCGTATTTGCATAACCAGTGCTGTGGTCTACGGCAAAAGCGCCATTGCTATCAAAGTATCCTCTAGGATTCCCATCCCCATCCGACAGCACGATGTAGTTGCTTGATGTGGTAATGTTGAGGCCGCCTTGGTTACCGTTGAAGCGTCCAAGAATGGTGTTCTTTTGACCTGAAGTTACATAGTACCCAGAGTTTTCACCAAGGAATGTGTTGTAAGAAGCAGTGTTGTTATAGCCTGAATTTAGACCAATGGCTGTATTTTGATTACCTGTGGTGTTGGATAGAAGTGCATCTCTACCCATTGCCACATTGCTTGCCCCAGTCGTGTTTGAATAAAGCGAGTTTGTTCCAACAGAAGTGTTGTTGCTTGCCGTAGTATTCTCATGCAAAGCACCAAGTCCAACCGCCACATTAAGCGCACCAGTGGTGTTGTCTAAAAGAGCTTCAAAACCAATAGCTGTGTTGTTATCGCCAGTGGTATTTGATTTCAATGAAGTCATACCAAAAGCGGAGTTTGCCACACCTGTGGTATTTGCAGTAAGTGCCGCATGGCCGACAGCAGTATTATTGCCACCAGTCAACGAACCGTCATCAAGAGCTTGATCACCCAACGCCACGTTATTCGTACCAACCGGATAATTCCCATCCAGTTTGACTGAATCAGTTGTTACGTTAATTGGGCCGCTGACACCATTAGTGCCGTCAATCGTTACTGCCATCTTACACCACCACCCATCTTGATCCTGTTGGTACTGTGACCGTGAAGCCGGTGTCAATCGTTATCGGCCCGGCACTTACCATGTTGTTACCTGAAGTCATCGTATAGTCTTCCGCTACCGTGATCTGGTTTTCCCATCCGACGACAGCCGTGTTACCACCACCGACAGCACCCCATGCAGCTCCGTCATAGCCTTCAAAGGCGTCTGAGTCGTCGTTGAATCGGAACATCCCTTTGACTGGACTAGGGCGCTGTGCCTCTGTACCGACTGGCAGTGTCAATGCACCAGTGGTGTTGAGGATCAAGTCACCTGTCATGGTGTCGCCGGTCTTACTGACCTTTGCTGCAATCGATGCAAGCTCTGCGTACAACGCCTGGATCTCTGTGCTGAGTGCAGCTAGGCTTGAGATTGCTGTCGTCGCAACAGTGCCGTCCTCGATGTCGGCCAGTGTGCCGATGTCTGTTGCCCGGTCAGCCAGCGTATCCATGTCTGCAACGATGGCTGCTGTCCCCAGGGTATTCATATCAGCAACAACATCTGCCGTACCCAGGATAGCCATGTCAGCAACAGCGTCAGCCGTACCAAGACGCCCCACTTCTGTTGACTTGGCGGCAACCGCCGTCACATCGCTTGAGATACCGGCGACTGTCTGGATAGCGTCTGTTGCGTCAGTGCCATCTTCAATGTCGGCCAAGGTCTGAATGTCAGCAGAGATGTCAGCTAGTGTCGACATATCAGATACTGTTGCAGCTGTACCTAGCGTATTCATGTCCGCCACAACGTCTGCTGTGCCGAGTGTATTCATGTCAGCGATTGCATCTGCTGTTCCAAGCAGTGCCATCTCAGCGGTGACGTTTGCAAGTGCATCCATGTCTGCGACAATCGCTGCCGTCGCAAGTGTGTTCATGTCAGAGACGACATCCGCTGTGCCGAGGATTGCCATATCTGCAACGGCGTCTGCTGTACCGAGACGTCCGATCTCTGTCACCTTGTCAGCAACCGCATCAAGGTCTGCCACAATTGCAGCAGTACCGAGCGTGTTCATATCAGCAATCGCGTCTGCTGTGCCAAGCAAAGTGATCTGGGCATCAACGGCTGCGACTGCGGTAATGTCTGACGCAATGGCTGCTGTGTCAGAGATTGCGTCTGTTGCGATTGTGCCATCTTCAATGTCGGCCAAGTTCTTAATGTCTGTCGCAACTTCTGCAAGTGTCGTCACGTCGTCTGAAGGAACAGCAGCTGAGATGTCACCGTTTGCGTCGAAAGCAACGAATGCGTTGACCCGGTCTGCCTTCTTGGGCAGTACCATGTTGATGCCGGTTGGATCGTATACTGGCGCCTTAACTGATCGCGCAACTTCTTCTGATACTTGCTGCACCATAATTGTCAGCGCATCAAGCTGCTCGTTGAGAGCCGACGCACGCAGATCACCTGCTGTCACAAAGTCAGTGGTGCGCTCAATGTCACGCGCACCGACAATGACAACCAGGTCAGATGCTGTTGGTGTTGTGGCAACGCTACCGCCGGTGACCAGAGTGACTGACCCTGTTCCGTTGGCATTGATTGTGACCGTGTAGTCAGTAGTAATTGTCAGAAGCGTCTGGTTGAGATAAACAACAATGTCCGTCTCGGTCAGAATCTCAAACAAAAAGGAGTATGGACCCAGGCCGGCTGATCCGGTGTAGGATACCTTTCGCTCTACCGCATTGATGTTGTAATCAGCCATTTACTAAGTCCTCTGAATTACTTGCCTTTTTACCATATTTCCGTTTGAACATCATCATTGTGCCGCGTTAACTTTTTCAGCAAGCTCTGGGTATTCTGACAACATTCGATCACGCGCTATTGTGCGCTGCGTCGAGATAATATTGTTCAGTGCATTGAGCTTATCTTCTTTTGTTGGATAGGATTGATACTGATCTGAGAATATTTCGTCCTGCAATCTTGGGAGCAGAACTAAAGACACGTCATACTCTGAATGCTCTGGAGGGAATCCCATCGCATCTAAAGTATTTGTCAGCTCGATCCACCGATTGTATTGCTCTGAGTTGAGCTGCACTCCGCTAATCTTTTGTGGAGTACGGCTTACGCCTCCGCCCAGGTAAACCATTTCCTCATCAACCGGAGAGTAGGTTGTGTTTTTGATGCGTACTGGTGACCAAAATTCCCAGCCAGCTCCAGTACCTACAGTCATAACTTCGCCCCATTCGTTAAGACGTGGCGGTAAGTCTTGGTTAAACCATGGGTTATTTGCTTTGGCTTTGTTAAGCGCTGTATAGAATCCCTGCATCCAAGCCGGCGCATCGGTAATGTCCGTTTCTGTGAATGGAATTTGTCCCGCTTCTGGCATTGTCTGGCGTGCTGTTGGATCTTGCAGTCTGCCGACACCTTTGGAGAAAGAGCTAGTGCCAGGCATAACCATCGTTAATGCGGCGCCCCCAACTTTCTCTGTCAACAGTCTCTGTAATTGCTCACTGCGAACCCTTGGGTCTGGGTTCATCATCGCCATGCCAAGCTCTTGCACACCTTGCAAGAAAGGCATTTGCAATGCGTACTCAGAAACACTCAGTGTCGCTGCTGTTGCAAGCGCATCCAGGACGTCAGGGTTTTCTTCGTACTGCGCGTAATACGCAAAGTCAGCCGCCATGGCTAACACGCCAGAAACTGGGTCAAACCGAGAGTATGTGATTGACTTATAGGTGCCGTCTTCCTGGCGTACATTGACAGAGTACGGCTGGAACCCAAGGTTACTTGTCCACGCTGCGCGTGCTCTTGGGTCGGTTGGGCCTGCGCCTGTGATGATCACGTCGTTGTCTTCGCCATACAGACCCATTGACAACCAGCCCATCATGCCCATGACCATCGACCCGGTAGCAATACGGCTCATTGCCATGTCAGCTTCGCGCCCACCTGCCTTGATCTGGCTTAATGTTTTAGGGTGAAGTAAAGCAAGTGGTGATCTCGCAAAGGTTTCGCCCATGACGTTTGTTGGCGTCTTGAAGAACGGTACGAACAACTTGATCAAAGGATGTGACATGGCGCGTTGCAAGTCGCCAAGGAATCCATCCATGTCACCCTGGAAAGTCAGCTTGCGTGCCGCCTCGTCTGCTGACCGAACCATATCCAGTGGAGGGTCCATCAGAATTTTGGCCTTGCGCTCGACGTATGCTGCCTTAGCTTCATCAATTGTTTTACCTGCTGCAAGTAATTCATCGTACAGATTCGCCGCATCAATTTCTGCTAACTGATAAATTTGCGATCTGCGCGCAATACCCTTGAAGAACTCGTCCTCCGCAAGCAGAGCTCGACCGCCCATCCTAGCAACGATGCCCATCGTGTTGACGAACGCAGCGACACCCTTTTTATTTCTAATTTCTTGAAGAACTACTCTGGGATCACCTGTTGTACCGATTGCTCTGCGCTCACGCACGTCAATTTTCGACGCGATGTCAGAGGCCTCTTCGGTAAACGCTGTTTTACCTGCGACCAGAAAAGAGTCAAACGCACTGGCGCGGATGCCTTCCAACTGCGCTAGCGCTTCACGCGCACGCACGCGATCGGCGTTGCCTGTAATGCCTGAGCGCACTTTCCCGATGCCTGACGCGACAGCTGTCTCCAAAGAGCGCAGCATCATGAATGACGTGTTGCCTGCAATGTTGACCATGTGCGTCACAGGAGAGGTAAGGATTGAGTTAATCCAAACCTCAATCATTGCGTCAACGCCCCTGGCTATTAAGCCTTTCTTGGCAAACTCAACTTGCTGACCAGGATTAAGAACCATAAACATTTCAAGCATATGCTCGACGCTTCCTGCATTCTGTAGTTCGTACAGATTTGTCATGACGTCAGCTGGGTTAGGGAAACCAGCTTTGCTTAAAGCCGACGCGACGTACAATGCGCGGCCAGCTTCAGACGACGATCCTGCTGTGTTGGCTGCTAGGTGAGAAACTAGCGTGACCATTTGCCCTGCTTTTTGGACAGCAGCATCACGCTCTGGGCCAGCGGGCATCGCCTGGAAACCCCTAACCGCTTCTCGTGTTTGGTCAATTGACGCCTTGAGCCCGATGATCCCCGCAAGCAGATCTTCAGCACTTGCAGCATCGCCAGGCGCACGCTGTGTCCAATCATAGATCACGCGCTGCATATCCATTTGTGATGCAAGCTGTGTCAACGCTTCAATATTTAAAGTGCCGCGCCTAGCTTGCTCAAACAGTTCTTTGTTGCTTTGCTTTAGCGAATCAAGAAATGTTGCAAGATCCATTTCACCGCCGGCTGCGGCAATGTTTGGGAGGTTTAGACTTTTAATGTAGTCTCCACCAAGGCCTTCGTTTAACGCATCAATAGTGGCTTGGTCTGCTTCTCGAACCAGTAATGTTGAACCAACCTTTTGGATCGGATCAGGTGCTAATGGGGATACAACGCGCTTCTCTGCTTCAGCTGTGCGTTTTGCCATTGCTTCCAATGCATTGGAAACAACGCCGCCCAGCCCTGCAACCTGATCCTCTGGCTTCGGAACTTCTGGTTGTTCTGCTGGGGCAAGAGGGTCAAAGGCTGGATCTTCCTGTAGAGGAACGCCATTGTCTGTCAGCACAGGGTCAACAGGGTCAATCACTCCAGGCTGAGTAGAGTGGACAATGTCTTGCTCTAAAGCAGCAACGACTGTGTCTTCAACCTTGTCCTGTATTTTCTTTTCGATCACTGAGCGCCCTCCATACCTGAGTCAGGCGACCCGGTGTTTACTTGCCTGTTTGTGCCTGCTTTGGCTTGTTCAATTTTTGTGCGGAAGAGCTCTTCAAGTTCGCGGCTGTCACGATCGAGTACTGCCCCGAGTCCTGCGCCCTCATCTTGCCCGGCTTGTCCACCAAAGTAATTTTTGTAACCGCCACCTGTTTTATCCTCTGTCCAATCATTTCTTAGTTGCGTCAAATCGGCTTCCATGATGTCGATTTCTGCGTCGAACTGCAAGTCATCTGTAATCTTGCCTAACTTATTGTTTGCAAAATCGACAATATATTCTTTTGCTTTAGCAGCAGATAATGGGCTTTCCTTGATTGCATCCTGGGTAATCAGGATTCGGATTCCAGGTTTACCGTCAATAACGATTGGCTGGTAACCCCTGAATAGCCCGTTTGGATCTTCGTCAATTAATCGCTGGAACAAATCTCCCAGCGCAGATCCATCGCGCAGATTTTCACCTGACGTCTCGATAATGTCGACGGCAAAGTTTTTAGGATTCTTAGTCAATGTCTTAGGCGCGTTTACCCAAACTTCAGTTTGCTGTAACAGGTAACCTAGTCGAGCGCCCGCTTCAATTGCCGCGTCTTTGGAGGCGATTGCTTGCTGTACTGTTGATGGGTTTGTATAAAGCTCCCACCCTCCAGTGCCATGCACCGTCTGACCAAGACTAATACCCATTTGATCATTAACTAATTCGATCGCTCTTGCTGTGACCTCATCATTGATCTGTACCTTTGTTTCCGCATCTAGCGTGCCGTAATCGTCGCCAAACTTTTCTGCCCATGGGGAACCAGCCCCAGGATCGACTTCCATTGAAATGCGGCGCGTGTTGCGTGCGAATGCGTCTGTAATGTCTCCGCCGACGTTTGATGTGCCGTACATATTAGACAGCTGCATCCAACCAATTGCTTGAATTTCTGCTGGCTCCCAATCAGATCGGCCCATCCATCCCTGAGCATTCAAATGATCTGTCAGCTGCTGGCCGAACATAGCTCTGCTTTCATACATTGGCCCGCTGATGCCGCTAGTAAAATCAATCTGCAGATCCTCTGGTACATCGTAACCAAGGCGCTTTAAGTGATTGATAAATATAGGATCAACAAGACCTGTGTCACGCCCAGTGTGAATGTCTACGACAAATGGCGCCCCGCCTTCTGGTGCGTTGCCCATGATTGAGCGCACGTTCTTTTGATAACCGCTATCCAAGAAGTCTGCAATCTTTTGCCCTGCGCCGCCGGTAATCTCAGATTCAGTCAAAATGTCAATTACAATTTTATTGGCTGATGGCAGCCCTTTGCCCTTGAGCTCTTCTTTTGGCACGCCGCGTTTGATCTGTTCGTAAATAAACAATACGTCATTCAATGTTTGAGATGGGCTAGAGTTCTGCTGTCCGGCAAACCACGCATCGGTTAACCGCGCCATCTCTTCTGGATCGCCATTTGTTAACCGCTGGAATTCACCGAATACTTTTTTATACCACTCTGAATAATTGCTGATTTCTTGCGGCGATAAAGTTGATTCAATTCTATTCTGCCAATCCTGCGGCGTAATGTTTCCGACGGTGATGTCAGGTAAGCCAGAACCTTCTGGAGCTGGAATAACTGTCCTGGGGTTTTTTGGAGCCCCTGGATACGGCTTGCCTTTTTCAAGTGTGCTTTGCATACGTTGAGTGTGCAGTCTGAGGTTTTCAGCTCCTTTCTCTGGAGCAATAGGTAACCCTCCTTCAGCTCTAACTTCAGGTATAGTCTCGCTCCGCCCAAGCAACTTCTTGACGCCTACAATCGCCTCATCAAGAGCAGCTTGAGGATCAACGCCTGACATTAACTGAGTGCCACGTTCGGCAATCCTGCCTTCAGCACCAGCGATGTAGCCACCAGTCTTTCTGACGCCGGCCATAAACGCCTGCGCCGCCGGGACAACGCCAGGAATCTCCGCCCATTCGCCGAGCATTGATGATCCAGTTTTGATTTTTTCTTTAGCTTCGTCAGTAATGTCTAGGCCATCCACAAAGTCGTACAACATTTTGGTCGTTGCTGCTGACCCGTATTGCTCGGATACCCGGCCCATCCCTTGTAGGAATGCATTTAATCCCTCGCCTTCTTCCGCGCCAGATGCTTTAACAATTCCTTCTACAATTGCCACAACATCCCCAGGCAAGCCGAGTGTTGCTGTTGCCGCTCCGCCAATCGCGCCGGTAGCCATTAGACCAACTGTTTCCCCAAACTCACCGACAGTCATCTCCTCAACCGGCCCAGCGATCGCTTCGATGTTTGTTTGATCCTCAACTCCTCCGAAAGCCTGCGCTCCTGTGCCGATACCTGGGATTGGTGTTGGCTCTGCAGCCGGCCCTGAAGATACTGACTGTCCTTCAGCCATCATTGATGGGTTGACCTGTTGCGCCTCTAGCGCCTGTTGAGCTTCCATGTCAGCTAAATCAATATCCGACTGGGTTACAATTTTGTTGCCCTGGATGAACCGAGCTTCGCCCGTCTCTAGTGACTGTAAGCTGTTTGCAATTTCTTGCTCAATCAAGTTCATCACTGAGCCTCATCTTCTAATCGTATGTACAATTCAAGGCCTTCGATCGCAGCTTTCTTTGCGCTCTCAGTCGGATAGGATGCGTTGCGCGCAGCTTCAAGAAGCGCTGTCGCAGTCAACCCTTTTGACCCGTCCCGGTCGAATCTGCGCTGCGCCTGAGCTAAAGCAGATCGAGCTTTGTTCCGAGCTTTTGCGTCAGCCTGGTCGTCTTTCACTTTCTGGATTCTTGGCAGCACAAACGAAATTGCATCAAGCGATGGGTCCGCCCTTCTTGCAAGAATGAGCTCACGCTCAATCTGTGCAACCTTTTGCTGCGCGCCACGGTCGATGATGTCTGCGTTTGCAAACGGCTTGTCAGGCAAGCCGATGTCGCCTTTAACTATGCGCATCGCTTCGTTGTATGTTTCGTCGTCGCGATTGGCGATCTTGCTCAATAATGAGACATACGTTGCGCTACTAATCTTGCGCTCTGATCTTGCATCGTTAACCGCTTCTCTCGTCAGAGTCCCTTGGATGACGCTAAACTCAAGAGCCTCAACAACTTGCCTGTCGTCGTACCCGCCATCAATATTGATTGCCTTGAAGTATGAGTTGTATTTTGCGTTATCAATTTTCTTGAGCTCTTCAAGAATACGATCTTGCTCATCAATATCGTTGCTGCTAATTGCCGCAAGGAGCTCTGACTCTTTTGCCGCTGATTGCTTTGTTTTTCGTCTTTCACTAGCAGCTTCTGCTTGCGCCGCAAGTGAGTTCTCCTGAGACAAAGCTGCTTGCATTTTGACGTATGCCTGATTCTTTTCTTCAACGCTCATGGAATCAAACACTGCTTGAATTTCTTTGTCATCAAACTTTGCACGCCCGCGAATCGCCAGCAACCCTTTGCCTGGTGACTCCATGGCCTGGCTCATGACGACGTTAATCTTCGCGTTTGAGACAGCCTGATCTAGCTCTTTGATTTTGGTGTTAAAAAAGTCTGGATCATCAATTCGCTTTGCAAGAGTAGCTATTTGCTGCCGCGCTATTTCAACTTTTTCGTCAGGGGTTAGTGTTTCTTTTGTCAACGGGTCTTCGGTCGGCCCAGCCTTAACAATGGTTTCGACGTCTCTAATAAATGTCTGGACGCTCTCTAAGATGCTGATTTTTTCATCTTTCTTGTTTTGCGCAGCCATGTCTTTAGCTGCTGCCAGATACGCAGAGTTAGAGATAACGCCAATAGATGCAGCAAACTTTTGGGCTGCAAGAGGGCTGACCCGGGTTAAGATTTCTTGATGGGTTTTGCTTAGTGACTCTAAGCTAGATTGCATTTCATTAAGACCAATTGTGCCGGCCTCAAATTGCGCTTGTAGCGTTGCAATCTCTTTTCTTGCTGAAATCTCCATATCAAGCGACAAGCTATCAATTGCTGTTGCCCTAGCCGCTCGCCCAAATACGGTAGTGTCGTCGCCGGGTAAAACAGTAGAAATATCTGAACCAGACTTTTTCGCATCTTCAATCTGCTCTTTTGTTGGAGCATTGATTGCGCCGTACTCTTTGCCTTTAACTTGAGCCTGAATCTCAGCTTGTTTAAAAGCAAAACTTGACAACCTATCTAGTGCGCTAGACAGAGATTGAGCAGTGCGCGCAGATTCTTGAATACCTACAGTGGTCATCTGTGGGATAGCTGCTAGCTGTACACCGGCTTTTTGATAAAGTGGCATTACCATTGATTAACCCCCAGGGACCATTGAAGGCATGCCTAGGCTGCCGGCTGTTGGGTACATAATATTTTGCGCTGCTCCTGTTAAGCTGCCGCCGCCTGCAAATCCACCGATGTTTAATGGAGCCCCGCCGATTGCACCGTATGTGCCGACGGCCATGCCCATCGTGCCAATTGCATTATAGAATCCTTGGCGCCTTGCCTGAGAAGCTGCACTGCGGTACTGCGCCGCATTGATGTCACCAGTGACTAACGCAAGCGCTGCGTTTTCCTGCGCCAGGTAAAATTCTTCTGTGCCTGTTTTGGCGCCATAATTTTTGATGCTTTGCGGCGTTCCGCTATATGGGTCAAGACCGCCTGATGCGGCGCGTGCGGTAACGGTTGATAGGTTCTGGCGTAACTTCTTGAGCACTGCTACGCCTTGCTCCTTGTATTGGATCTCGGTGCGCTTTGCTTTAAGCTTTTCAATTTCAGCTTGACGTTGATATGCACGCGCTTGAGCGCGCCCTGCTTGGATCTGCCCTACAGCACTGACTGCTGATAATGCTAAACCTATTCCTGCCGACATATCATTGCCCTACCGATATTTTGTAATCGAGCGCCAGCACATTCATTTTGAGCGGCACTGTCTGTGTAATCGTAATCTTACCTTCTTTTTCAAAACCAAGCAGTGGACCGGAGCGCTTAGTGCCGGTAAATTCCTGAACCGCCTGGTCTAGATTGTTTTCGCCAAACTGGCGGAAGGCAACCTGCTCTGTGTTGATCGTTACAGCCTGTGATTCAAAGTGCTCTGAGTTGATCTCCAGGATTCGCTTCTTAAACCCACGAATGTTGCCTGATGGCAGCCTTGGCTCAACCGGCATTGTGACGACCGTTGGCGTGTAGTTTAGGCCAATTGAATATTCTTCTTCAGCTGCAATCGTGAATGTAATCGCCCCGGAAGCGACGACTTTGTCGGCCTCTACAATCCCGTCTCGAATGACCTTGACTGTCTCGGCCTCTAAGAAACTAAGCCCAGATACCGACGCGGTAGATGAACCAACGGTTTCTGTTTTCGCGCAATCTAGCGTCAAGCCTTCCACAAACAATTCAACGTAGTACACGTCGCTGCCGTTAATGTTTCTTTTGGTAACAACGTATGTGTCTGCAATGTCGACCCCGATTGAAAGATATTCACCATCAGTGGTCCATTCTGTTGGGGCAATAATTTCTTGAGATCGCAGTAATGTGTAGCAGGCGATCGACCCATCGTCTGCATTGACGATTAGCAATTGATCGCCTTCATCTGTGGAAGTTGCCCTGCGCACCGCCATATCTGACGGGGATTTAAGCAAGTGAGACGACAGCAATGAGATCTTGGTTGTGACGTAACCCTGAACTGCGTCAGAGAAAATAAACTCAGCCAGCGTTTTACCCTGGCGCTGCACGAATACAGTGGCGCCATCGACGTTGACCACCCGGATACCAACCCTTGCTCCGTTTGATGTTTGCTCCTGCACCGACAGGTTAGATGGCGTGATCGGATCGCCTAATGTTTGCGGTACATAAAACTCACCGCCTGTTGTAAAGATTTGTAGATTACGCCCTGCATACAAATCAACGATAGCGTTAAAACGTCCTGTATCCAGAGTCGCCTCAATCGCAGCGTCATCAAAGTTTTCGCCTGGGTCAAAGTTAAAGAAGTTGCCTACGCGGCTTCCCCAGAATGTTGATGGCCTAGATGATGCGCCGCCCATGTATAGGCGCCCTTCATAGAATACTGCGCTGCGTGGCCAGCCTCGTGATGCTGACCAGGTATCTTCATAGCCTTCTTCCAGATCCCAGTCGCCAGAGCTGATCGTTGAGTCATCGAATAGCGGCACCTCAGATATTGCTTTGACTGACGTGCTGCTGACGTAGTCAATAATCCGCAGCCTGCCCTGTGGAGAGACGTTGATATATTGATCAATGTGCGCTGCAAGAAACACCCCTGCACTTGCAGTGATTGTGATGTTTCCACTTGAGGCATCAGGCGTAATATCAGCAGCTGGGTTTGACGTGCTGATTGTGTACGCGTACTGAGGTATGAAGTTGAACGATACGTCCGAAATCGTCCATGAAGAGTCCGATGCTCCGCGTACAATTTTCTGTGGAACCAAGTTTTCTTGGACAATGATTAGCGTATCAGCCGATTGAGCCCAACACATTGTTGGGATCACCGCATCGGTGATCTTGGTCACGACCAGGTAATCATTCCCTGACCCGTTAATATTTGTGATAAGAACGCCATCCTTAAATACATACATGCGTTCATCAACAAATATCAGCATATAGCTGTCGTTGACCGAGAACTCAAAATGTACCATCCGCACAGCGGTCCCAGCAGACGATGGGAGCTCGGCTAGGTACTTAGTACCATTGCGGCGAACAAACCCGCCCTGCGGCTGTACAACGATGTTCTGAGCAGTTTCCAGCCCGTTGTAGTACTGTTGAAGATCAATCCGAGCTCTGAGCTTCGGATCAAGTTCTCCAGATGTAAAATTTGTTTGCACCTGGATGATTCGGCTCATGCACGCACCGCCGTCAACGTGAAGTCTTGGAACGCCTCGATCGAGTTATTTGCGCCATCAATATTTGCTGCAACCCTAAAGAAACCACCTCGCCGGTTTTCAGCCGGGGTGCCAAATGCTTTTTGCTCAAAGTACTGAGCCTTGGTGATCTGGTCTGTGACGGTTTCCGCTATCTCAGCAGCCATTGCATATTTTAGAAGCTGGATAAAGTATGTTGGGATAACCGACTCGCCTGGGGAAAACTGATAGTCGACAAAGATTGTCTCTTCGTTTGTATCAACATGATCGCCATGAACCTCCCACCCGTACTGAATTGAAGGGACGCCGACTGCGTTGGTATTGTAAACAGCTCTGACTCCTGCCAGCGTATCGCCAGGCAATGCGTACTGATACTTCCACTCGTTTGGCGGAGTTGTTGTCAGTCGAGCAAGCTGTGTTTTCTTGAATGACCACGACCAAGGATATGCCGCAATCAAGGAATCTTTGAGATCGTCATATAGCCGGTCGCAGATCTGCGCTGCGTCTGTACCTTCCGAAAACGACGAAAGAGGCGATGCCCCTAGTAGAATCAATGCGTCCGAACAGATGGACAGTTTGGTATCACCAGATGCCATGTATCACCTCATGTAGAAAAGGCTCCCCCGGAGGGGAGCCGATCCGATTAGTCAGCGTCTGCTACTGACAGCGCAGTGCCGTCAGAGACATCAACGACTGTTCCAGTGTTAGAGAGCACAGTGACCAACGATGAAGTTGGTACGCTTGCATCCCAAACGTGGATCACGTCGCCAACTTTCAACAAATCAGCTACTTCGTTGAAGTAACCTGTAGTGTTGATGTCAGCAAGCGCATCAGTGCCAGGCGCAGTATATGACCACCACTGTGGTGCATTTCCTGCTTTCGCCTGTCCGCCGATTGGCTGTAAGCCAGTTTTGTCAAAAGCCATTGTTCAATCCTCCTTACGATTCACGGCAAGTGATTGTGACAATACCTTCGTCATCAATCGCAACCGCACCAGCTGAGAACATTGAAGCAACCAGGTAGCTGGTCTTTTCTGCAATGTAGTCAACGCGTGAGGTTTGACCCATGCCAATGCCAAGTCCCAACGCGTCGCGGTGGAAGGCATAACAAGTACGATCACTTGATCCGTCGATTGGCAAACCACCTTCGTCACGGTCGCCAAGTGTTACCACGTTGAAACCGAGGAATGTGTTGATGTCGCCTTGGACCAAAGCCTTAACTGTATTGAAATCAGAAGATGTTACTTCTGTTTCACCAAGCAGCGAGTCCAAAGAGTTAGCGTGGATCACAAGGATACGGCCCTCGGAAGGTACGTTTTTTGCGTCCAGTGCTTTCTTAGCGGCGCGCATTTTAGCGACGTTAAGGTTGGAGTCTGTTCCACCGATGTCGTTAGACACAGTTGATGGAGAAGACGCTGCTGCTAATGCGTCGAGAACCACTTGGTCCATACGACGTGCGATTGCCCCAGCAACAACTTGGACAAGCTCTTGACGCTCGTTGAAGTTGACTTTTTGCTGGTTGAAGATATCTGAGTACTCAGCAGCAATGTAGTCTTCCATGGTCGCTGTGACCTGGCTGTAAGAAACATTGAGTGGAGTTACGTCAGTCTGTGGTACACGAACTGTTGCAGATCCCTTTCCAATTTTAGGGAACTTGACAGTAGAACCTTCTACGCCAGTACGCTCGCGAGTGAGGCCGGCCAACATACGTTGACCCTGATAGGCTTGTTTGACCTCACTATCAAAGAGCGTAACAAAGGCATTTGATACTTGGATTGCCATGTTAGCTTCCTTCTAAAAAACAAAAACATAAGGTTTTCAAACTCGCCACGGTTGTCCAGGGTGGGCCGCTTACGCAAGTCACCGGCTCAAGAAAAGAGTTGTCGGCTGTTTGAAATATAAACAGTTTTTTCGCATCGGTCAAATGGATGGAGGAGATGGCGCCCGTAGGCGCCAAACTTGATCAGGCCTCGCCGTGAAATTCGTAGAATTTACGCTCAACCATATTGGTGTAGGACATGTCTTTGCCGTAACGCGGATCATTGAGCATAGCCTGCAAGTCACCCAGTGTTTGCGTGCTGCCTTCTTGGATCGTCACGTCAGGAATCGTGCGCTCGCCGTATGACTCGCGGATCTTGTTCAACGCCATGATGTAATCACGATTGTCGGCTTTTGATGCGATCGCATCTACTTCCTCAGCAGACAATGCACCTGAATTACCAAGTTTAGTCAGCCACTGATTTAGGCCGCCAATAATCTTGTCAGCGCGTGGGCCAAGTCTAGCCATCTCGGCTTCCTTGTTTGTTTCGATCCGATCGAACATCTGCCCCATGTGTTGCATGTAGATTGATGTGATCTGGTCAAACTGATCCTGGCTCAAACCGCTTTCAGCTGCAAACTTCGTGAAGTCATTAAGCATTGCATCATCTTCAGTAACGCCATGATCCTTCAATGAAGCGATATCGTACTGACCATCCTTCGGAGCTTTATGCTTTCCTTGTGACATCTTGGTCCGCATTTCTTGATAAGACTTGGCCATTGATTCAAGATCAGGCCCGTTGTCTGGATCCCAAAACTGTTCCGGCATCCACTCAGGTTTGTCGCCCCACTCTATCGTTTCGTCGATCGGAGGAGATTCCTCAGTGTCGACAAGGTGTGGCATTTCCTGTGGCTGCTCTTCCGAGCCCTGCGTTTCAAGTGTTGGATTTAGTAATCCAGTGCCTTCTACTTCTTGGGTCTGTTGTTCTTCTGCATTCTCAGCAACTTCAGCTGCGTCACTCATGCTTGTCTACCTCGCTCAATGCGTCTCATGATTTCCCGGACAATTGAATTTTGTCCTTCTCTAGCGTACCCGTGTGACGGGTCTTCTCCTGGATACCAAGAGGGTTGATCAAGTGTCGTCCCCCTTAAGTACTCAAGAACTTCTTGGCCGGCCTCAGTTGAAAAGCATCGAACGAACGCCAGGTCGAGATCGTCCTGGCTGATCTTCTTATCAAGTAGGTGCCGGTTATCTGATTCTCTCAGGCCGTCCCATCCTTCCATTGTCACTCCTTACATTGGAGGCCCAGCTGGTAGCGCCGCAGCTTGTTGCTGCTGTGCCATCATCTGTTGCATCTCCATCATCATCTGTTCTTTTTGTTCAGGCGAATTCAATAAGTTTTGCGGAACGCCCATCTTTTCAGCGATGTACGTCAGCATCTCTTCTTGATTGATCGCCATTTGACCAGCTTGACCAAATGCCTGAGCAATCTGAGCAAACTGCAACACCGAGTCCAGGTCTTCCATATTCTGGGCCTGGGCTAGCGGTGAAGTTGGTACGACCTTTACTTGAAGTCCATTAACCTCAAGTGGCAGGTCAATAATGTTCATTTGATCCATGACATACAGCACGCGACGCACGATCGGCGTCATCGCCTCAGTGATCAATCTGCCATATGCCGAGCCTAGGTTTTGAGACAGCTCTTTCATACGTTGTACGATTTCTGTCGCACTACGCGCCGACATGTTGTCAGGCGGCAGCGAATCATCGTACAGCATCTTCTTGATATTCATCACCAAATCATTGATGACCAGCTGAGACGTGTTGAAGTCTGTCGCCGAACGCAATGGACGCAATGATTCACCCTGAGCTCCGCCATTACGCGCAACCGGGATAATGGCGCCTGGTGTAATTTGAATTGTTTGTGGGTTCAGTACGCCGTCATCGGCTGCGGTATATACGCCAGACACAGCAAGCGATGCGTTTTTGAGTACTAGCTCTTTGACCTTGTTGAGTGTCTTGATGTCTGGCAGCGCTGTAACCAATGGACCACGGCCATAGACTTCACCAGGCACTTTCATGAATCGAGATACGATCCATGGTGATATTGGCATGGTGCGGTAAACCAGCTCACTAGACATTGTCTTGTCTTTCGCCCAGATCAAATGATAGCAGTACATGTCTTCTTCGACGTTGAATACTGTCGCCTCGATCAAATCAATTTCTTCGTCTGGCTTTTTGTCAATGACGTCCTGCATCTGCTTTGGAATCTTGGCGTCGGGCCATTGGCGCTGTATCGCCTCTCCTCGGAGTCGCAGCTTGCGGTACACGTTATCAACTGTACCGTGCGGACCTTCTTCCAGGGATACAAGATACTGAGGCACAGGAACAAACCGAACGGGTGCATCTCCATCTCCAGGCTGAATCAACATGATCGCAGTGCCGACGCATAGGTCTAGCAGGAATTCTGACATTGCCAGATCAAAGTTGGTCTGCCGGATGACATCGAACATGCGTGTGTTGTAGATATCAAGCGCTTGCCGAATCTCGCTGCGTCTTTCCTGTGGGATCTCGTTGCCCGGCTCTAAGGTACACCACTCGCGATATGGAGGGAAAAGAGCAGACTGAATACGGTTTGCGAATCGTTGCGTCGAGTTAATGGCTGTCGCATCAAAGACTCTTGCCATTTTATTCTGGCCGGCTGTGCGGCCTTCATAGTGACCTGAGTACAAGTTGCGCTGCGGTAAAGCAAACTCATAACACTCTTCGTAAATCGTGCGCCAAGTTTCTTTCCGAGCATCGGCCTTTTCTTGGCGCTTAATGATGTCTTGTGGGGTTATGCGTGCCATTATGCTTTCCCTTTCTTCTCGACACCTTCAATTGTGCCTTTCTGCTTCGACGCGTAAAAGACTTGCTCGCCTTTCTTCTTGCCGTACTTCTGCTTCATGGCAGCCTTGATCTTCGATCCTTTCTCGGTCATTGGCATATCACGCCTCCTGTTTGTTTCGTTTCGCAAAAGCTCTGGCCTCTGCGGGTGATGAGAAACCCCATTTCTTCAGCGCTAATGCATAGCGTGTTGGCTTGCCTTGCTCATCCTTCATAGGATGATTCTGAGCAGCGAACCGAGCAGCAAAAGAGACACGCCGAGAGTTGTCGCCAGAAGAAACAGGAGGGCGCAAGTTTCCGCCTTCCTTGTTTTCATAGTACTTCCTGCCTGCTTCATTCAGGCCGCCTTCTGGGTTCTGGTGCTTCTTTAGCGTCATACCGTGCCGCCACCGCCGAGTGTCCCTGATAGATCATCTTGCCTGGTCGGAGACAACAGCGATCGATACCCGGCAACACGACGACGGCGCTGTCTAATCTCAGCAGCCAAACGCTGTTGCTCTTGTTCTTCAGGGCTCAGTACTGGCTCCGCTGGTTTTTCGGCAACTGCTTTAGCAACCCTAGGCGCATCATTGTCGCGGTTATCGCTGCCTCGATTTGCACGCTCTTCATTAGACAATGTGCGTGCATTCGTTTTGCCGTTGTTGCCGGCCATGACAGGGCTGCTTCCATCACCAGCTGATTTCTTGGTGCCAGGTTGCGGATTACCGTACCCGTACCCGCCGACCACATCTCTCGACGATCTTGAAGCAGACGCCACGGTTGAGTCGTCATCACCCCTAGGAGTAACGCGATAAGATCCACTACCTTGCTGACCAGCTGCAGCCTTAGCTGCTGCGGCAGCTCTTGCTTGCTGATCCTTTTTTTGCTGTTCAGTCCTTTTGTCGTTACCGCCATTTCCGCTAGGGCTGTCTGTTGACATGATGGCCTCCTATTCGTAACCAGATAAGGTTGTAGATAAGCCTCGTTGCGCATCTTCACGCTCTGGAGACAACAATGATCGTGTGCCGCCGGTACGGCGTGCGCGCTGCTGCGCTGCAAGCTTGCGCTGCTCTTCAGCGCGTTCGCGCTCTGCGCGAGCTTCGGCTTTTGCGTTAAGCTCTTCCTGCTTGCGTTGCGCTTCCTTCTCTTCGGCAGATGGACCGCCGCCGCCGCCACCAAAAAATCCACCCATTAATATGTCCTCGCATACATAATGTAATCGCTACCGTCAGGGCCATATGCCTTCATCAGGCCTTCTTCCTTAAATTTCAGGAACTTGGCCCACTGAATTGCATAATCGCGCTTGACACTTACCACGATTTGCACTCTGAGTAAATCGAGGTGTGGGCCAATCTTATCAAAAAAACGCATAGCTCCGCGACACAAAAGCGTGCCGTGGTTGAAAGCGACTGGGCCAGGCACCAGCCAAGCCTCAGCATTCGTCGCGAACTTATATTCCAAGCCAAAGCAGAGGGCTGGCTCCCGTTTATAAAACATGGTCCAGCCAGTTTTATTTTCCGCCACAGTTTCAAACCGCTCTTTCATATTCGCAATATGTGAGAACAGCTCGATGTCGTCAGCGCTTGGCCCGACCCGGTCGATGTGAGTAGGATGAAACGGCAGCACAACCAGGTGGCGCATGTTCACAAGGTGGGTAATTTCTTCAGCTGTCACCATATCGTGAAATCCGTTTTTGCCGTGAATTGTTGACCACGCGCTCCAGCAGCACCATAACGTCCCCCGTACCCTCGCGTCATCACGCGATGCTCACCGCCGCCGAGCAGTAGATAACCAAATGCGTCGCCAACGTGCGAGTGTTCGTTCTTATTCGGCGCATCTCGGAATCTTTCTGTACCTCCTCCGACTGCGACGCGCTTGAAGTGATAACCACCGGCCAGAGACTTGCGCAACCGTTGACAATCCTTGTGAACCAATAGCCCAGGCTTCCGATCAATAAACCGATTCATAGGCATCGCTCCCGCTTCACGGCGCACCTGGAAGTCGTTACTGGCCGTAGGCCGAGCGTTGAGTCCGAGCGTGCGCAGATGATCAAAGGCAGTCACCTCAAAGATTTCATCGCGCTTGCTACCGGCAGGGTCACCCCAGACCAAGATGTCTTGCTTTGGGTAATTCACGTTGATCTCGTTGAGCAAGATCAAGCCGAACCGCTCCAGTCCCATGTCGTCTGTCACAATCTCTTTGAAGATATGCCAAGCGCCAGCTGCTGTGCGCTGACCGAACACCGCCGCAGGGGTCAAACCAAAGTCGAGCCCAATGTGAACTGGCAGTGTCGGATCGACCTGGATCTCCTCGGTCGACATGACTGAGTCATCATACTCAGGCCACACTGGTCGACCTTCCTGCACATACACATACTCGCCGCCGGCATAACAGCGAATCCAGTCCAAGTTCTTGCCACCGAGCTGCTGATCATAGTAGCCGGGAGGCAGGTTGTTGATGTTCTCGGCCTTGGGGTTCACTTTCCAGAATTTATTAGCGGCAGGGATTCCAATTGGATCGTCGCGGTTTGTCTCGATCACGCCGCCTGGCTGCTTGAAGAACTCCCATTTGTATTTGCCGCGCACCGGCTCCTTTTCTGCCAGGCGATACCACCAGTGGTCGTCATCCATCGGGTTGGTATCCATCCAGATGCCACGCCATGGGCAACCGCCGTTTGACTTAGTCGGATAACGACCGACACGGTGTGTTAATCCTTGTACAACAGCTAACGGCAATTCCCTGGCCTCATTCACCCAGGCACCAGTCAATTCCAGAGAGAGAAGCTTCCTGACGTCCTTTGGCTGGTCGAGCGCCATGAAGATCACTTCACAGTCGATGCCGGCTGCGTCCCCACGCGAGGGCAGCTTGATGTGGTGACTGATCGGCGGCGACCAGCGCATCGGCCCCCAGATGTTCTCCGGGAACAGCTCAAGCCATGTCTTGATGGTTGTGGTGCGCAGCTCAGGGTATGAGTTCCGCACGATCACAAACCGAGAGTAGCGGACACCGTCCTTCGGCGACGGTGGCTGTTTCACGGCGCGTAGCATGATCTCAGCAGCGCAACCGTATGACTTGCCCGATCCTACCGGCCCCATCAGACCGCGCACAAACGAATCGTCATGCAGAAACTTCCAGGTCGTCGCCGCGCCTGAGAAATCAAGACTTAGCCCGCCAAGCGCCTCGTCAGAAGAGATCTGCTTGGTCGTCGTCCTTCTTCGGCGTTGGGTCGATCGTTGGCTCTGATCCGTCGCATTCGTTGCTCTCGCCATCTTCTAATACCTCATAGGTGGTCACTTCTGGACCCTTCAAATTAATTCCCAAAATACTTGGCCGACTGTCAGAATCACTGTTTGGCTCGGTTAGTCCATGATACCTAGCTAACACGCGCAGAGCTGATAGCTTGTCATGCATCTCGACTTCGATCGCGTTGCCGTACTGATTCGGCGTCACCTTTACTTTCTTGATCGCTTTCTGGACGTGCTTCGGTATGTCGGCGCTTGAGAGCAGCGCCATGCCTCCAGACTGCGTCCACTGCAGCACATCGGTCACGTTGGACGCAGCGATCGCTTGCAGCTCCTGTTTGACTGCTTCCTTCTCATCGTCCGACCCGATCGCCAGGACCTTACGCGCTTCCCGCACTGTCATCTTGGACATTGCAATGTACCTCTTTGATTTCATCCATATCGGCAAAAGTTAGGAACAGTGGTGCGCCTGGTCCCATCACTAACGGCAGGATGATGTTGTCAAAAAATTTAATCGATTCGTCAAACGTGAGCTCCATTTCGGATTGCAGCTTCCCGTAAATTTTTGCTGTGTCGTACACCAATCGATCGGGTTCACCGCAACCAAACGCGATTCCGGCGACGCAACTGTCAAATCCTTCTAGGCTGATCATGCTCACAGTTTCCTTGCAATCTCCAATAAGGTGGCCTCGGCTTTCAGCTCCTCCTGGTATTCTTCCTCTTCGATATGGTCGACGATTTTTTGGATGAACCAGATAGCCTTCTTGAGATCATCTTTACCGCCTTTCTCCTTCCAGCGCCAGAGGTACTTGATCGCCGAACCGATGGCGTAGGCCTCAGCGCCTGAGAGGTTTTGGACCGCTGCCTCAATTGCGTCGATGCATTCCATGCCGTCGCGTTGGTAGTGGTTTGGATTAATGATATCTGTCATTTTACTTCTCCCGTCGGATTTCGAAAAATTTTGAGCGAGATCCCCCCTCTGGCGCATATGGGGTAGGGGGGGCAAGGGTGTCCATTTTTTGTACAGCGGAAAGCCCGGCGACCAGGCAACGCCTATCCACAGGGTTTACGGGCGATTTGGCGATTGTGCAGTGCAGCGATTTAACATAATAGATGTTACGCGCCATGGTGCAGTGCGGTAAGTCATTGATATATAACGCATTCGTTTTTTCTGTGGATAACTTCATGTCAATTGGTCATTTATTGTACAGGCCAGCCCATTTGGCGACCTGGTCTAGATTGGCCGGCGGAGTGCGCCCAGCCTTCAACGATTCGCGGCACATCGCAGCTGTGTAATCACGCACCTGATCAACCGTAACCTCTTGATCCCAAAGGACTTTTGCTGCCTTGAAGCTCTGATCTGGCAGCCGATTCATCCCGGAAGCTCTCTCGACTGCCTGCTTGAATGCATGTGCTAGTACTTGGTAGCCCTTGTCTGAGTCCCCTTTAACCCCTGACTGCATATGTGTATCTAGCTCGGTGAAGTCGTCCTCTCCAGGCTCAGGAATGATCTTGGCTGGCGCCCAGAACTGCTCGTTGGTCGGGATCGCATCTTTGCCCTCCCACAGTATCTGATAGCGGTTCACCTTCTTGCCTGAGCGCCGCTTGATGTGTTTAGGGTATGGCCTTGTCTCTAGCTTCCTGACGTAGCCACACTTGATCAGCACTGCCATGGTCCGGCTCACATGAACGCGACCGTAGCCTGTGTGCCGTCCTATCGTTATCTGTGATGGCCAACACACACCGTACCGATTCGCGTACATGCCCAAACAAGCAAGCACTTTGTAAGCAGCACCATTGAGCCGCTCATCTTGCATAGCCCTAGCTGGGATGATCGAGTAACGCCTAATGTTTGGCTTATCCTTAAAAGGGGATTTCATCGTCTAGCTGGTCCTTGTTGTGGTTAAACTGAATGCTTCTCACCTCAGCTCCTGGGAAAGCAGCTTTGATCGTGTCTGCCACATCTGTGCCGTGCGCCTCAATGATCGTGACGATCTCTTCCAGCATGTACACGACTGGGTCTTTCCCTTTCATCAATGGGATCACTCGCTGCATGTCGAGTTTGTCGTTCACAAAGTAATAGTTCTTGCCATTGATCCTGGCTTGGAGATAAAAGACATCGCCCCGCTCTCCTGCTTCACAGAGCTGCTGATCAATCACCTTCAGCCCCTTCGCCAGGTTATCGGCAGCTTTGATCTTCTCGTCAGGATCAGTGATCTTCATGTAACGCTCTCTGGCGCCTTGATACTTCGCCGCGAGCTCAGGGGTCGTCATCTTGAACCAGGCATACCAACCCCACTTCTTATTCATCTGGTTCTCAGCTGTCATAAACGACTCAATAGCAGCTTGAACTGGTTTGCTCCACTCTTTCATTTTTCACCCCACCGGACATCGGCGGACAGATGTGGACAGACAGGACAAACTATAGTGTTTGTCCGTGTCCGTCCGCACCCTGTCTTTGTCCCAGATTGTGTCCGTTCCGTGTCCGCGTTTGTCCGCGAATCCATACAACCCGCGTCATTGCTGGCTTTCATAGCTTTCATACTTTGTCCGATCCGTGTCCGAGCGTGTCCGTTTCCTTCACCCACTCCATTTTCCGATTTCCGGCGTGGACAACCACAATGTCCGCACCTTCCAGCGCATTAATTGCACGTCCCCAAGCCTTCCTTGCACGGTCTTTTGCCTTCTTATCCGTCACGTCCAAACCTTCCTTTTCGAGCA